TGTGTGTTTCAGTTGGTATCGTTCTGCGCTCTAGTCACATAATCTTACCAGCAACATATCCTGAGTCTAACAGTAAAATGACAAAACAAAGCAATTACATTCAACATGATGTCTTGCCACGGGATGGACAGGATCCAAGTCCCTGGGCAATGGTTGCAAAACACATGTTCCTTAGGGTGTATCACATCATTTGGTTCATCGTATATCTAGTATGTAATTGTGGATTCCCAACAGTTCGTGAAACTTCGGAGTGGGTTGAAGCAGTCATCACACGTCCAAAGAATCTTCGGCACTTGTTCCTGAATACAGAAGTCATGTCAATCTTTCCATGCAGGACTTCACATTCGCATCCAACATCAGCAATGTACCGGACCGCAGTCAATAACTTCATGAATACACTGGCCACTCGAGCAGGCATGGAACCTTTCAATGTCTCAAAGAGTCCCACAGATGGGGGTAAGGGCACCAGGTATTTTTATGGAGCTAAAGACCTTGCAACACCATATGTTGACGATAAGGTAGGAAACAATGATGTTATTATCATGTGTGATGTTGATTATTACACTGATATGACAAAATGGTTGTCGTATTTTAGGCCAATCCTAATGTACACATTTGTTCCTACTTCCGCTGCTGCACGTCGCAAAGACTATGCATATCGCTTAATTGATGATCATGTAGAGTTCCATGTGGCGGGAGGTAGTTCTTATCGGCACAAATTATGGAATTACAAGGGAGACTATGTGTCCACTGTCGACGACTCTGGAAACTTATTGGTATTTCATCTTGAGCAGAGAAACATTATCGGTGATCCAGATCACAGGTATATTGTTTTAACACCATTGGCAAAAATTCCATCACCTTTCCATTGGTTTCTGCCAAAGTTTGAGCCAATACGTCGCCATAGTTTTCTACAGGATGGAACCAGTGTTCTGTATGAGCCAATCAACGACACACTCAGCCTAGCACCAAACGGAGCATGGCACAGCGTGGACATTTTGGGCACACAATATTCTGCAATCAAACAACGGTTGTTGAATAAATCTGCCCCACCTGTCATGTCGGATATTGAAAGACTATTGAGAGCGTCTGGAGACGAAAATGCAGTCACTAATGCTCCATTAATCTTTAACCTCATGCACTTGAATTTTCACAAGAACGTCGTTTTGACCAATGGTGTGGTTTCTTCTTTCCAACCATTAGGTTCATTAGCAACAGAAGATGGCAAACCGTCAGGTAAACAATTGACACCACCACTTGTATCTGAACCTGCTGTCTTCCCAACGAAGGGTGTTAACGCCGATGAAGCAACAATCAAAGGTCGTATAACATCAGTCGCCAATCCTGTGGTTCCACCAAGGAAATACAAGGATTATGCTAATGAATTCACCAACTGCATAGTCAAACGAGCTGGAACGGGATCCCCTCTCTCGGTCGATGAAGTCAGAAAGTTGCAACCAAATCCACAACAGAAAGCCAGATTTAATAAAGTCGAAGCTACACTCACAACAACACCACAGAATGATCTGAAAGCTTTTATTAAATCTGAAGCCTATGGAAATGTAACTGATCCTCGAAACATCACTACAATGTCGCCTGAATTAACAGTAATGCTATCTGGTTTTACTTACGCATTCAAACAAGATTGTTTGAAAAATCAGAAATGGTACGGGCCTGGAAAAACACCTACCCAAACCTTAAAAGCACTGGCTGCTTTATCGGACTTGTCTGATGAGTGGTTAACTGTTGATTACAGCCGCCTGGATGGAACTGTCTCAGAGTTTTTGCAGCGGAGTGTTGTTATGGCAACCTACCTCAAATGGGTGGCTGAAGAACACAAAGCTGAATTAAAACATGAGCTTGAGGCAATTTTTATCAAATCTGGTAGAACTGCCAATGGCGTTAAGTTCAATCCCGGGTATGGCACCAGGAGTGGTAGTCCCATCACAACTGATGGTAATACCATGATCTGTGCCTACGTCGTGTATTGTTGTTTCAGAGAATTGGGATACAAACCAAAAGAAGCTTTTGACAGTATTGGACTGGTGTACGGTGATGATGGTGCTTTCCCAGCCCTTCCTGGGCTGAAGGAAAAGCTAGAGATTGTGAGCAAACAGCTCGGTCTGAAGATCAAGTTGGACGTTTCAAAGGTTGGTGAACCCTTACCATACCTGGGAAGGTTCTTCGTGGATCCAAAGACATGCAAAGATAGTTTCCAAGATCCTATCCGCACAATCTCTAAGTTGCATTTAACTGCCAACAAAACAGTAACTCCAGAACAAGCACTTGCAAACAAAGCACACGGCTATCTCGCTACAGATTCCAAAACTCCAATCATTGGAACTTGGGCTGCCAAAGTCATTGAACTGACTGGACGCAAAACCAAAGGTCTGTTGCGCGAAGAAGCTTTCAAGTTGTCAAATGCATGGCCACAGGCTAATAAATCACTTATTACTGAGGCTATGGCAAAGGTATTGGATTTGCAATTGTCTGAACTCATCGCATTGGATCAAAAGATCAATCAAGTTACAGCCCTGGATCAGTTACCAGTTCTGCTGGAAACTGTCAGGGAAACGAAGATCCCTGCGGTTCTAGGTGATGAAGTAGTTGAGCCAGGGCTTCATGTAAAGTCTATTGAATCCAAACAAGTCAAAGACACCAAACCCAAAGATGTTGACGCGCCCACAACAGGAGCTGCTGACAGCGTACCGAGCTTGGACAAAGACAGTAAATGCAGCTGTCAGACTTCAAGCATCACAACTGCTGGCAAAGCAAGCAACGTACGTGGTAACGTTCGACAAAATGGGGATGGAGCTGGACGCGGCGGACGCGGACATGGTCCAAGTGCGCGCTTCAGATCTCGCAGAGGCAATCAACATTCAGCCAAACCTGACCTACGCTCAGGTAACAGCAATGGAAGTCCCCTGAAGTCTGACTTGAACACACGAGAGAAAACGGCTGAGAGAGTGTAAATCTTCACTCCCTCCTGGTGGCGCCTTGAAGACCACCCGCTGCACGCTACGGC